ACATTTTGAGTCATAGTGACTATGGACTACATATTTTATTTTCGAAATGAGTTGATACTTCACGAAAGTTTTTGGGTCAATTTTAAACTCATTTAATTTATTCTCCGCAAAATTTTCACATTCGATAAATTCTTCTTTTCCATCTCTCTCAATAACTAAACCACACATTTCTTCAGGTGCGGCTCTTTCTGCTGCTTTATAAATAGAATCTAACATTAATCAAACCTCTTACTTCCTGGAAATGCTCCGAAAGGTAGCACCGCTTGATTAGATTCATTTGCTTTTGGTCTTGAACTAGCACTAGAAGTGTCAAGAGGCATTGCATTAAATCTACGACTACAAGAGCTTAATCTTTTACCACAGATATCTCCTCTTTTCCAATAAGGACCAAATCCTGGTGTATTTCCTGTATTTGTAGTTTTGGCTTGCCATAAACTATATCCTGTTGCTTCCCATGCTGAATTTGCAGTTACATAAGTCCAAGTCATAGCATATAAGTCTGCCGTATCTCCATTACTAGGGCTACCAGGAAATCCTAATGTTGAAGGTGGGTTTATTGTTTCTGTTTTTCTTACGTAATCATTAAATCTATCATCTGTATAGGCGTAGTAAGTTGTACTAGCATTATAATCATCAAATACTCCTGACCTTACAAAACTAGAATTATTTTCTGAAGGAGTTCCTGCATTTGATTTAGTTGTAGAAACTCTTGCTTGCCAATAACTAGGTTTAGTTACTGTTGAATAAGTTCCATCTGCATTTATTCGTGTTACTGATTGATTATAAGAGTATAAACTATTTGAAACTATACTTCCACTTAAAGAATCCCAACTTACTACAGAAGTATTTTGTAAAATATAATGGTCGTCTTGATTTACATAAGTTGTAAACTTAACGGTAGAATTTTTTCTATATTGTCCATAAGTGTGCCAACTACATCCGCCTATTTTTTGACTTTCTTTTTTAGTAGGACATGCGCCTTGATATTCCCAGGCACATCCATTTCCTACAATAGTTCTTTTGGGTAGCATTACTCCATCTAAATCAAAAGGTGAGTTTAATTCAAACTCTACACTAATAGAATCTTCACTAGATATTTTATCTATAATCCATACTTCCCTTGCAAATTCTATTGGTTGATTTCCTGATTCAGTATCTGCAGTACCGTCTTTTAAATACTTTTCCATGGTAGTTCTTCTGATAAACTTTTTGCCTAAAAGAGAGTTATAATCTCCTCCTATGGCTTCTTTAAAACTTTTTTCTACATCTGTACTGTTAGTTGCTGAAGATACTCGTACTCTAGGTCTTGCCATTGCTCCTGATTGATTTTTTTCAAAACCGTCTGCGGTTATCGGTATAGTATAATATGTATTTAATTGTGAATTATCATTGTAGTCATACATTTGTATAGGACTATTATTTGCATGGTTAATCATACTAAATCTTACATAACTGCCATCTGCTTTTTCTATTTCGTACATATGTACTAAAGAGCCTGGTGTTAATGTTTGTATGGCTGCAATTAAACTCATTATTCGTATACTCTCACTAGCTTCATTTGTAAGTCATAATAATCTGCGTATGCCCAGGCTTGTGACCAGTTAGTACAAAGTACTTTTATTGTAGTTTCACTACCATCTTCATCATAAGTAAAATTAAAAGAAGTTACTCCACCTTTTGTTTCTAAAAAGTTTGTAATTGAATCTATATCTGCTTTGGGTCTATTAGCAAAATTTAAAGAAAATACTTGGTCTAAAGCATTGATTCCATTTACTATTCTTTGTGAATAACCATCTCCAAATTGAGCTAAATGTACTCTTGGAGTATTTTGTCTACTAAATCCTTTATCTGGTACTGCTTGTCCTAAGCTACCCCCTACGCTAAATCCTATTGCCATTAGTAACTACTTAAGAGGCCTCCTGCCCTCTGCTGTTTAACAATCTCTTGTTGTACAGCCGCGGAGATTCCATTTGCAAATGCTTTTGCTTTTTCTCCTTCTGTTTGAACATCTACTGATGAACCACCATCACTCATATTTACAGTGACATTTGCGGTCATATTACCGCCTCCTGCATTTAACATTTTCACAGGTATTTCTCTATCATTTCCTAGTGGTACAACTGCTTCTGTTCCATGTAGGGTTGCTTGATATCCAGAGTCTGGTCCGTCTGCTACACCCCCTGACCTATATGAACGATAACCATCTCCAGCACCTGGAGTCATAATTCCGCCTACTCTTCCTGTAGGTAAGCCTGCCATAGTACCAAATGCTGCTGCTGCACCAGGATTAATCATACCTACCATTGCCATAAGAGCATTTAGTATCATCTGCTTTATAATCATTTTTGTAATATCTGCTATAATTGAAACTGCCATATCCCCAAATGCTTGTTTCATTGTTTTTGTGCCTTGTGCTACAGAAACTAAAGCATTTGCCATGTCATTAGCTAGTCCTTCTGTTAATCTAGTTGAGATATCGTTTTGTAATTTTAGTTGTCTTGTTATCTTTTCTCTTGCTTCAAATTCTTTATGAAGTTGCTGTATCATTTGCTCTCTTCCTGCTCTAGCACCTTCCATACCTGCTGCATCTATAGAAGCTAAATCAGCATAAGGATTTCCTTGTAATTCTGCGCTTCTTGCACTCATCATTCCTGCTCTTTCTGCGCCTGCTATTGCTTCTGTCGCCATACTACCTTGCATAAATTGATTTCTTCTATTTACAAAAGAACTAAAGAAACTACCATTATCAAATCTATCTTGCATGTCTCTAGTACTTTCCTGGTACTGTCTAAATTTTAAAAACGATATTTCTTTTTGTATTTCTAATTCTTTTTTAGAAACTTCTAAATTATCTTTTGCTAACTGTAACTGGTCTTCTAGTCTTGCTTTATTTTCTGTACTTGCTGTTGCATGTTCTTCATCAAAAAGTTTTTGAGCTATTCTTAGTTCTATTTCTGCTTTTGTTATTGCATTTTGTTTATTTCTTTCTGCAGAAATTATTTTTGCTTGTGCTATTTCTTCCCTTCCTATGAGTAAAGTATTTTCTAAGTCTTGTAATTTTCCTTTGTGTATTCTTTCTTGTAATGCAATAGTATTTTTAGACTCATCTTGTAATGCTTTCATAAAAGTTTTATTAATTCTAGCAAGTTCTTTTCTTCTATTTATTTCTTCTTGACTAGCCTCTAATTGTTCAAATTGCAGTTCTAACTCAGCAGTGGTTGTTCCATCTGATTTCATAGTTCTATATAACTTTTTAAAGGATTTTGCAAACTTGTCTTGTAGTATTCTACCGTCGTCTGCAAAAAATTGTTTTGTCAAAGATTCAGCAGCAGCTTCTGGGTCTACTATGTCAGCATTTTCTAAATCAAAAGCATCTTGAATAGCTTGTCTTCCAAATTCACTATTTATTAATGTATTTTTTAATCCTGTAAACTGCTTTCTTTGTGCCTCTCTAGTTTCATCTATTGTGAGGCCATCATAATCTTTCTGAGCTGCTTCTGCTTGACTATACGTGATTGGGGTACTTCTTTGTGTGTCTAAATAGTTTTGTACTTCTTTAAATGCTTTTTCTCTTAACTTAAATTCGTCTACTGACTGGTCTTGTGCGGCTTGCAGTGCGTCTATAGTGTTTTGTCCTAATGACCCGTCTTCTCCTAATATGGTTGCTAAGTTTCCTATTAATCCTGCATAGGGTCTTGCTCTTGCACCTTGTACAATACCTAATCTTGCTTTATCTAAAGTTTCCATTTGTGCTGTAAATTGTGCCAGAGCTAATCCGGCTTTCATTATATCGTTTGCTATTGTTACAAAGGCATTTTTTTCTGTCAAATCAATTGTTTTTATATCGTTTATTGCTCCTAAAAATAAAGTATGGAATCCTTTCATTTGTGGAACAAGTTTTTCTAATTGTTTTGCTGAAGCTACATATAAGCTTTGTTGTTCTGCGTCTAGTGTGCCTGTTCTGAGTTCTTTATTGAACTCTTTCATTAAGTTAAAAGCATCTCCTGTTTTTAATGCATTTGCTTGTTGTTCTAGTTGTGCAAGTCCTCCAATTACAAATCCACTTTGTCTAACTCTATTCATATTTCCAAGTTCAGTATTTAATTCTTTTAACTGTTCTCCAAACTCATGAGCCCTTTTTTGTGCTTTTGTCATTTCTTCTTCAGTTTTACTAAACATATTTTTTAATGCATCAAAAGCAATAAAAGCTATACTTATCCAACCAAAAGCACTTAATAGCCCAGAAACTGCTCTACCTGCCAAAGCTGCACCTTTAGTAATTCCTGAAAAAAACGAAGCACCACCTGCTTTCATACCAGCAAAGGTAGCATTTGTAGTTATACCTAATTGTTTATACTCTAATTTTGCTTTTCCTAAACTTCCTTTTAGAGCTAGTTCTTGATGTTTTATATACCTATCAAATTTTGCTCTTTCTTCTGCATTAAACTTACTTAACAAATGACCTTTTTGTTTTAAATGTCTTTTTAATACTCCAAGCTCTTGTGCATTTAATTTTTTACCCATTGCGGCTTTTTGCATGGTTTTACTTTCTCCAGACAAATCTAATCCAGATAACATACCCTGCATACCTTCTCTACCGCTTTTTGAAAATTGTTTTATCCCTTCTCCAGTAAGTTTTCCATCCTTTTGAAGATTTTTTATCATACTTGCATCTTTTTTAAGATTTTTTGCCATTGCAGAAGAAGCTTTTGAAACATCACTCATTTTATCTGCCATTGCACCAAAATTAGGCATAAGTTGAGTTACAATTGGAGCTATAAGTAATCCGAAAACACCAATTAAAGCTCTTACATTATCTTTTAAGAAAGAAATAATTGGAATTAAGAAGTCTGCTACACCTGTTTTTATTATTTTTGTTAAGTCATCAAACTCTTTTGCAAATTGTCCAAGAACAAAAGCATTTTCATCCATAATTTCTGTAATTCTTCCAAATTTAGTTTCTGCTTGACTTATAACTTCATTAGCAACAGCTTGAGACCTTTCAAATGCAGTTAATTCTGTTCTTGCTTTGCCTATAGCCATAGCATATTTTTCAGTTGCAGGTTCAAGTCTTAATATAATACCTAATTCATCTAATAGTTCGGGTTCTGCTTTCGTCACACCTCTTATTAATCTGTTAAAGGCATCAGTTACATCTCTACCTAAAGCTAGTGATGCGTTTTTTGCTGCCGTACCTAACTGTTCTAACTGTCCTCTAGTTAATCCAGCGGCTGTACCAATCGCTACAGCAGATGCGGCTTCTTTAAATGAAATCATATTAGCAGTCGCTTGTTGAACCGCCATGGTCATAGTTGAGAAAGCATTACCAGTAATAGCACCAAAAGCCTTTTGGCCTTCAATCATATTTCTGGTTTCCATTGCTTCTTGTAAAAATCTGAACGCTGCTGTAACGGCGAATACCTGTGCAGCGATTGTTGCGTAAATAGGCACAAGCCCTCCACCAATAGTTTGGGCTTGTTTTGAGAATGCTTTTGTTGAATTTGATGTTTGTTGGGATAATGATTTAAGTCTTCTATCACTTTCTTGTACGTTCTTAGCTACCGAGCCAACGTCTTTTCCAGCTTTCTTTGCGTTTTTCCCTAAATCTTTTAACGAACCTCCATCGGTTATCTTAACCTTAACGGAACCGCCATCTCTCTTTTTACTCATTTACTTTTTTCGTGCTTTTCTCTCTTGGTTCATTTTTTCATTTATTGAACGACTATTGAGAGCCTCGATGTTTTTAAGCCAAAAAACACATTGTTTTCTGTCTTCAACTTCGTATATATCTAATATTGTTCCTAGAGCAGATAAATCTTTGCCAAAGTAAGACCCAGACATTCCATCCCATCTGTCAGGTAACATATCATGAATTGAAAATGCTATCTGTACCTCGTAGGGTAAATTTTCACGAGAGGGAGGCATTTTATTAGGGTCGGGTTCTTCTCCAAGTTGTTCACAGACTTTTAAATATTTATCTAAGTCTATGTCATGTCTAAAAAACTTTTCTAGTTCCGCAAGTAGTAATGTTACTTGCGCTCTGTAAAATTTTCTAAATCGCCAACTTGTTCAGTAACCCAGGTATCGAAATCGTTAGAATTTTTCATTAGAACTTCACAGTTTTCATCTGTGAACTCTAAGCAATCTTCTGCATTGACTCCTGATGTATCTACTAATAGAAGCTCTTCTAAGTATTTATACTTCAGTCCTGTCCAGCCTTTTATAACTGCTTTTATATACTGAGGTAGGAATTTATCTGCATCGAATTCTTCTTCATATGCTCTAGTCTTTTTGTTAAACTTTTGAGTTACACACTTATTTCTTAACTTCAATAACTCTTCTCTTGCAAGATAAGTTAGTTTAACTTTAAAACCATCCATCCCAGGATAATCAAATTCTACTGTTTTGCTAGGAGTAAGTAAACTCTTTAGCGAAATGGGTTCTTTTTTTAATTCTTGTACTACTTCTTTCTTTTCCAATTTTAATCTCCAAAATTGAACGAGTGAGGATTGGATTCCTCACTCATTCTTAGTTAAATTATGATGTGTATGTTACACTCATTTCGTTTGTTGCCGTAGCTGCTGTATCAGATGATAAGTCAGATGACAATGCGTGGAAAGCCACGTCTACAGATATTACGTCCTCAATACTATGAGCTGGTAATTCTAAGTGACATTTTGGCATTGCTATTGCAACCCTAGGAGTATTACTTCCACCACCTACATTAAATGTTAGGCCGAAAGCGTTAGTAATAATACCTCTTGATTCTTGAAGCTTTTCAAATAAGTCTAATGACCCGTTTGATTGTGAGTTCAAGTAACAAGTAAAGTTTCCTGAAACATTTCTAGTTCCTGTTATATGCCCGATAGGCTGGTTAACATCTCCTAGAGTTTCTGGTGTTAAATATGTGAGGTTATTCTCAATAGTTATACTTCCACCAGTTAGAGTTACAGCAAACGTGATGTCTGAGTTACCTAAAGCGCCAGTGTTACCACTAACTTCAGATGCGTCATACACGACAGATAAATCTGTTAACTTCTGTCTAATGAAGTATGTTGTAGAGGAAATTCCTTCATTAATTAAACCGAGAGTAGTTTCACCACCACCATCAGTTACTAAAGAAGCTGCCTCTGATATTGTTTTACCGTTTCCAGACCAGGCAATTTGTGCTATACC